TTATTTGATTTCAATTTTGTCCCACTCCCTGCCTCTGTCATCACGATACTGTGATGCCATGGTGTCCGACTTATGCCCGAGAAGATGTTGAGCAAACTTATCGCTTATCTGCTTCTCATAGAGTCTTGCAGACAAACTGCGCAACTCGTGAAAGGTAGGCGGATCCCCTTCGAAGGAAAGACCTGATGCTTTTCGTGCGCGCATAAAATACCTTGATACTGTGCCGGATGAAAGCGGTTCACGACGAGTAGATGCAATTATGGTTTCTCCGCCAAGAATCTCTTTGCATTTATCAAGTGTTTCCTTCATTGATATCCCGAGAGCATCAACATGCAATGTTGTTGGGATGGCAATTTTTACGCCTGTTTTGCTTTGCTCGACATAAAGATATCCATCTACGATATCAGACCACTTCATTTCGCATAAATCACCAACTCGTTGCCCGGTAACAACAGCCAGTTCCATTGCAAGTCTGAGCCAACATGGTGATGATTCTGCTGCTTGATAAATTTTCAGGTATTCGTCAGCCGTAAGTCTTGATCTCCTTACCTCTGATTTTGCTGCGCGAGTGGCAGCGACAGGGTTTGTTGTTATATGGCCTTCAGCTATTGCCTCTCGGAATGCATCGCTCAGTGTTGATCTGATTAACTTGGCTGACGCCGCCTTGCCCTCGTCTATGTATCCATTGAGCATTGCCGCAATTTCTTTTGTGGTGATGTCTTCAAGTGGAGCATCAGGCAGCCCCCTCCTTATTGCTTTAATTTTGCTCATGTAATTTATGAGTGTCTTCTGCTTGATTCCTCTGCTGGCCAGGATTTTTTCGTAGCGATCAAGCCATGAATGTAGCGTAACGGAATTATCACTGTTGATTCTCGCTGTCAGAGGCTTGTGTTTGTGTCCTGAAAATAACTCAATGTTGGCCTGTATGGCTTCAGTGATTGCGATTCGCCTGTCTCTGCCTAATCCAAACTCTTTACCCGTCCTTGGGTCCCTGTAGCAGTAATATCCATTGTTTCTTATATAAAGGTTAGGGGGTAAATCCCGGCGCTCATGACTTCGCCTTCTTCCCATTTCTGATCCTCTTCAAAAGGCTACCTGTTACTGGTCGATTTAAGTCAACCTTTACCGCTGATTCGTGGAACAGATATTCTCTTCCATCCTTAACCGGAGGAGGGAATATCCTGCATTCGCGCACCCATCGACGAACTGTTTCAAGGCTTCTTGGGCGTCGCTGGCGAGCGTTCCACTCCTGAAGTGTCAAGTACATCGCAAAGTCTCCGCAATTACACGCAAGAAAAAACCGCCATCAGGCGGATTGGTGTTCTTTCAGTTCTTCAATTCGAATATTGGTTATGTCTGCATGTGCTATCTGCGCCCATATCATCCAGTGGTCGTAGCAGTCGTTGATGTTCTCCGCTTCGATAACTCTGTTGAATGGTTCTCCATTCCATTCACCTGTGACTCGGAAGTGCATTTATCATCTCCATAAAACAAAACTCGCCGTAGCGAGTTCAGATAAAAGAAATCCCCGCGAGTGCGAGGATTGTTATTCATTGCCGATATTCACCTTTATCGCGAACACCTTTACCGGTTTATCGCCGAAGTGCGGATGTGTGATTGTCTTGATTTCATATCCGTCATACGGAACATCAATTCTACGGCTGGAATCGTCGCGCTTCGGATATCCCTTTGTGATAATCAGGCGGTCATACTCCCGGAACATAATTCGCTTATTCCAGTAGTCATTACACAAGCGATACTCTTCCGTTTTCTCTCCGCGAATCATTGCATCGAAGTATTCACCTTTGACGGCAAGTTGCAGGTTAGCCACGACCTTCCTCCTTTGGCTTGTGAATTTGTATCGTCATGCCGCTTTGAGTGGTGACTACAATGACAGAACCAGGCTGAAGGCTGTTAAGATTGAATGCTTCGTAAAACGAATCCAAGGCTAGTGCTTTTTTATTCTTTCGGTTCCACCAACGCCATCCCTTGCCACATGCTACACTGACAATCCACTGTCCACTCCTGTAAGCCATATAAAACCAGATGAGCAAAACCTGAAGGGATGCCATCCAGTCAATAATCGTATATTTCGCGAAGGAGTCCATCACTTCATCTCCTGCGGCGGCTCTGGTAGCGGCATCCATCTGATTACATCGCAATCACGTAGGCTGATGTCATCTCCAAGCCATCCTTGACCTTCAGACCAGCATTGCACGTAATACCCGCCTTCGGCGTCAACTACGCACCACTGCGCGTCGTTCGGCATTCGCTCACTACAGCTTAACCAGCATGCAAAACAGCAGATCGCACTGGAGTCACAGAGAACCCAGGAAGATATCAAAGTGGCTGTTGCGGATGATGATTGCGCTGTTCGTATCGTTCCTTCTGGCGCAGTTAAGCGGTTGCACGAATACGCGAACGGTATACGTGTCGGTGCCGGTCGTTCCGTTACCAGCCAGTCTGACGGATGAAACACCCCAGCCAGATTTACCCGACCCGTTTACGTGGGGAGCCAGCCTTAACCTGAATGTTGCGTTGTTGTCAGCGTTAGCACAGTGCAACAGGGATAAGGCTGATATCAGGACCTTTGAGAAAAACAGGGCAGCACAAACTAATGGCACGATTAAACGTTGAAGTTATCCCACCAGACAGCGAAACGATGAACGGGATTTTTGCAGAGATTGAACGTAAATATGCGCATCAGCCGATGACGCCAAAAGTTATCGATGAAATGCAACGCGAAGCGGCGCGCCTTGTAAGGCGAGCGACAAACACGAAGGTTACGTTTGTTCGGGACTGACATTACAGAAGCTCCTTTGATAAGGAGCTTCGATAATGTCACTAAGAGGAAAAATTCATGGCAAAACCGGACTGGGAGGCCATCGAAACGGCGTACCAGTGGCGGGTGAAGTATAGGGCATCTATTTATTCATCATTTGAAAAAAGAGTTGTCCGGATAGGTTTCAATAACGGTTATGTTTGAAAGACGCGAGGGGTTAACCGTGAACTCATTTTCACCAAGATAACGACTGTGGGCATTGGGGCCAGCTAATATAGAACAGGCTGGAGCTTCAGCTCTTAACAGCAAACCTGGTGATTTGTATGCATTCAATCCACGACCAAACTTCTCGGCGACTGAAATGTCCGTTGTCCAGCAAAATCCAATGAGCCCTTTATCGAACCTGTCTTTATTTTCCCCCCGATAAAGTACAAGGCTGTCACCATCATATGTTGGCAATAAGAGCGTTAATAGTTTGAGGAGAATTGAGTCGTCGTTGATCTTTTCACGTATAAAGGCCCCAGACTCAACCCATTGACTATGGAATGAATTTTTCATGGCAATTGATACTGGCTTTGCGTTATCGATGCTTTTGATAAACTCAACCCATCTGTTCCGACTGTGAATGTAATCAAGAAATTTCCTCTCATCGGACACCTTCGATTGAGGGCGGTTATAAGCTGCGAAATCTTCTAACTTCATAATTTCCTCAGGTATATCAATGGCACTCACCGACAAGCAAGAAATGTTCTGTCGCGAGTACCTCATCGATTTAAACGCCACGCAAGCGGCTATTCGGGCGGGGTACAGCGCAAAGACAGCTAACCGTACCGCATCCGAAAACCTGTCAAAACCTGACATACAATTCAGAATCGCTGAACTGAAAGCGCAACGCAATGATCTTGTTGGTATTAATGCAGAATATGTACTTAATCGCCTTATTGAAATCGACCAGATGGATGTGCTCGACATTCTCCTGCAAAACGGTGATCTAAAACCCATTAAAGACTGGCCTAAGGTATGGCGCACAACGCTATCAGGAATGGATGTCATGGAGATGGTATCCGCAGATAGCGCCGCACTTCTGAAGAAAATCAAATGGCCTGATAAGGTTAAAAACCTTGAGTTGCTTGGGCGTCATGTTTCTGTTCAGGCGTTTAAAGACAACGTCAAAAATGAAGTGACTGGCGCTGATGGAGGACCAGTCAGAACAGAAATTACCAACTTAACGCCGGAGCAGGCTGCAGAGGCGTATAGAAAAATGATGGGCTAAGTATGCCGTTACCATTCCCCTTCGATTTTAAAAATCCTGATTACCAGATGGTTTTTGAATGGCGGATGGAACGCTTACAGCGCATTCGCCAGAACCCTGAAATATTGCCAGCACTAAAACAGTTTTACCGAACCAACCCGGCTCAGTTCATCATCGACTGGGGCATGACAACGGACCCGCGTAATATTGATTATGGCCTGCCGGTGACCATTCCGTTTTTACTCTTCCCTAAGCAGGAGGAGTGGATCCACTGGATTATGGAACGCTGGGGCAATAGGGAGAATGGTATTACCGAAAAATCCCGTGAAATGGGGCTCAGTTGGACCGCGATCGGACTGGCCTGCTCGCTTTGTCTCTTCAACAAAGAAATGGTTATCGGTTTCGGCTCCCGTAAAGAGGAATACGTCGACAGCACCGGTGACCCGAAAGCATTGTTCTGGAAGGCGCGCAAGTTCGTGGAAACACTACCTGTAGAGTTTCGCGGTTCGTGGAGCGAGAAGAAGCACGCGCCATATATGCGTGTTGAGTTTCCTGAAACTGGTGCCGTTATCAAAGGCGAGGCTGGCGATAATATTGGTCGTGGTGACCGTACCACGCTTTATCTGGTTGATGAGGCTGCATTCCTTCAGCGTCCTCTGCTGATTGATGCGGCGTTGTCACAAACGACGCGTTGCCGTATTGACCTGAGTTCAGTTAACGGCATGGCGAACCCGTTCGCTCAGAAGCGTCATGGCGGGAAGATACCGGTATTCACATTCCACTGGCGGGATGATCCTCGCAAGGATGAAGAGTGGTATCGCAGGGAATGCGAGAAAATCGATAATCCGGTGGTGGTGGCACAGGAACTTGATCTGAACTACAGCGCATCAGCGGAAGGCGTCCTGATTCCATCCGAATGGGTACAGGCTGCCGTTGATGCACATATCAAACTGGGTATCCAGCCAACAGGCAAACGACTTGGCGCGATGGATGTCGCCGACGAAGGCAGGGACAAAAATGCATTTTCCACCCGTCATGGCTTCCTCCTGGAAAATGTGCGGGAATGGTCCGGTGTGGGCAGTGACATTTATCAGTCCGTCGAGAAGGTTTTCGGTTTTTGCGAACAGGACAACCTCGAAGAGTTTCGCTTTGACGAGGACGGGCTGGGCGCTGGCGTTCGCGGCGATGCACGCGCTATCAACGAACTGCGTAACGTTGCGCGTCGACCGTCAATACTCGCCACACCGTTTCGAGGTAGTGGCGCGGTATTTGATCCAGATGATGAAGCTGTTCGCGGGGACAACGGGCAAGCCGCACGTCTGAACAAGGACTTCTTCGCTAACGCCAAAGCCCAGAGCTGGTGGCGGTTACGTAAACTTTTTCAGAATACCTGGCGCGCCGTGGTTGAAGGTATGGCTTACAACCCGGACGAAATCATCTCAATCAGCAGTAGCATGGCACTCAAAGATAAACTCATCATCGAGCTTTCGCAGCCGACCTATTCCATTAATGGTGTGGGAAAAATCGTTATTGATAAACAGCCTGATGGAACCCGATCGCCAAACCTTGCCGACTCGGTGATGATCAACTATGCCCCAATGAATTCAGCCCTGAACATCTGGGAGCTGCTAGGGAGACAGGCCTGATGGCACGAAACAAACAAGCCCTGCGGCGAACTGCGCAGGCCACAGCTGATGGTTATGAGAATTTTATTGCCCGCGTAGGGATGCAGACACCTAACCAGCACTCAGCATCCACCTACCGGGCTAATTTCACCAGTCGTAACCGCATGCTGGTGGAATGGTCCTATCGTTCGTCCTGGATCATCGGCGAAGCGGTCGATGCTATCCCAGATGATATGACCCGCAAAGGCATTCGCATCACTTCGGAAATTGATGCAAAAGATCGTGGCATTCTCGAATCACAACTGGATGAGTTGCAAATCTGGGATGCGCTGAATGACGTGCTGAAATGGTCGCGCCTCTACGGCGGCGCGGTGGGTTTCATCATGATTGAGGGGCAGGCACCAATGACCCCGCTGCGACCCGAAACCATCGGTAAGGGCAAGTTTAAGGGGATTCTCCCGCTCGACCGCTGGATGATTGACCCGGTACTGACCCGCCGCATTAAAGATATGGGGCCGGACCTGGGTAAACCTGAGTTTTACGATGTGGTGACCACAGCAACGGGAATTCCTGCCTGGCGCATTCATCACAGTCGACTGATTCGCTTTGATGGCGTCACGCTGCCATTTCAGCAGAAGATGACCGAGAACGAATGGGGAATGTCGGTTGTAGAGCGTATCTGGGATCGTCTTACCGCGTTCGACAGCGCTACTGTCGGCGCGGCGCAGCTGGTCTACAAAGCGCATTTGCGTACCTACAGCGTGGAGAAGCTATCCCAATAATGCTGCTTGTGGTGGCGGGGGGATGTCCGGGGAGTATGTTAAAGCTCGCGTGGATAATCCAACCGTAACTACTGTGACAATCGGATATGGTGGCACTGGTGCAAGTGCGTCGGTTGGTGCTCCCGGGGGAACAACCTCTTTCGGCAATACCATAATTGCCAAAGGTGGCCTTGGTGGGAATGTTCTTGCTGAAGGAACTGCTCCAGGGGTTGTTGGTCCGTATGGAGCATATACTGAGCCGGGATTTACAGGTGCAAATATTATCGGGTCTGGAAGCGGTTATAGCTCACCAGGCGTTCGGTATTCCGGCAGTCTGGCGATGGGGGGGCCTGGCGGCGATTCAATCCTTGGTGCGGGGGCTGGGTCACAAGCCATTGTAGGCGAAGGTATTAATGCTAATGGCCATGGTGGTGGAGGCGGTGGTGCCTGTGTCTACGGTGGAGCGACGCAGCAGCGTGCCGGAGGTAGCGGAATGGCTGGTATTGCAATCATTTGGGAGTATGCGTGATGAACTATGCCGTTATAGAAAATGGTGTTGTTACCAATATTGCGGTATGGGATGGTGAGAGTGCCTGGCAACCAACTAATGCGTTAGTTATACCTGTATCCGATAATGTAAGAATTGGTTGGTTCTATGATAAGGGAAAGCTTTCGTCACCTACGCAGCCGCCAAAAACACATGATGAATTACTTCGTGAGGCAGAGAATGAAAGACAGTGTCTGCTGGATAGTGCTAATGGTTTAATTATGAACTGGCAGTCAGATTTGTTACTCGGTATTATAAGTGAAAATAACAAGAACAATCTTTTGTTATGGAAGGAATATGTTAATAATTTAATGTCAGTGGATTTGTCCTTAATTCCAGAAATAACCTGGCCAGAAAGGCCAGAGATAATACGTTGAAATTATGTGGTGTATTATTAGGGGGGTACCCCCCTAATAAATCAGGATGTAATTATTTTTCTGATTTTATCGTTCTTCTCCAGAAAGTGATAAGATAATGATGCCATTGCAGTATTAATAACAAAAAGTACAAGCCAGCTAAAAAGACCATAGTTAAGAATAAATGAGTTTTTATTATGATCCAGGTAATATAATATAGGTAATTGCATCAAATAAAACGAATAACTTATATCTCCAAAGTAAATGATCGCTCTGTTTGCAATATTGTTTTTGATGTTGATTTTTGCCAGGTGCAATAACATAATTGATATCGCAGGAATTGTGAGATAGTTCACCCCCATGGAGTTATTGTTTTGCTGGGTGGTAGCATACAGAAATAATAAAATGCTTAATAGCCATGTATAATGGTTAACACGATAGCCATTTAAAAAAAGTATTGCGATACAGACGCCCACCACAAATTCTGGTAACCTGTATATTGGAGTTGCGTAATATACGGACCAAACTACAGGTCCCTGAATTATATCAGATAATGGGATTAATAATGCTGAAGATAAATATGAAAAAAGTAAAACATAAATTACATTGTTTTTGTTGATGTTTTTTATCAAAAATGGAAACAGGGCATAAAAAAACAATTCCACTGATATTGACCAGGTACCGCTAAAATTCCAAAAATCGAAGGTCTGATAAATCCATGATTGCATTCCAGTAACAAACAAGAATATGCTTGCAATCATTTTTAAAAAGCTTGCATCGCTGGATAACAAAAATGGGAGGGTTAAAAGCCCACAAAATAAATAGGCTGGAAATATTCTTGCTATTCGCTTCCTGAAGTAATTGTTTGACAAGGAACCATAGTAATTATAAGTCAAAACAAAACCAGAAAGCATGAAGAAAATACTCATGCCAATGACGCCATTGCTAATGGTTTTATTAATAAGCTCTCCAAAATTAACGGGGACTCTCATGTTAATGTGAAAAATAAACACATAAAAAGCAGCTATAAATCTTAAGATTGTTACTCCATCCATTTTTTTTCTTGTTATGTTATTGGTACTAGTCATTTGAGGCTTCTCATGATTAAAAGGTTCGTTATTAAAACCATTAATAATACTCTACTTACTTATCAAGTATCAACGTTTTTATGTGTGGTTTTAATTAACAGAATGCAAGAATAAATGATAATATTCTGTTTGCGATTTTTTAAATAATTGCACTTACTACTCCTCAGTGCGAGGGAGAATTGAGGATGGAATTGGGGGCTCCGTCCAAAATTTACCCCTGAATAATGGGCGTAGGCCTGGCGATTAATTGCATCAGGAGCTCCTCGCCAGAAGGTGGCGATTATCTATGATGTTGGTGTAATCAATATTATGAATTACGTAAACTCCAGACCAAAGTACTCACCACCAGTTGAGATTTTTTTCCTTATGGAGAGTATCTAATAAGTAATTCTTTGGAGTTTATAAGACCTGTAACTATATATTCAAATAAGGGGGCGACAATTAATTATTCAGGGAGTGAATTTGCTATTATATTGGGTGATGATTCTGACGAAAATAATCCTACCGCAGATAATTTCTATCAAGGCGATTACACCGTTACTGGCATTAGATTCACAGGTGGGGAGAGAGCATTAGGTGGTATAAAGATAAAAAGTGCCGTTTATACGCCGAAAATAAGATATTGTGATTTCATAGATTATGGGAATGCCAGCTCTTATGATATATATGCTCAGTTTGAAAACTGGGATATTTTAATTGAGGGGTGTTATAAAAAAACTTTTTATAGTCGAGTTGCTATTGGTAACTTTATATCAATAGTTGGTAAGAAAACTGATGGCTCAGCTTATGACGGAGGAAATTCTCGAGTAACAGTTAGAGACTGTGCTATGTCAGCCTATGACAATCAAGATTTAGGATATTTTGCCTATATTAACTGCGTTAAGGGGAGAGTAATTGGAGGTAGTGCGCATCACTCTACAGGTGGAATACTACTTGGGCCAGCGGCATCTGGAACGCTTATTGATGGATTTTATTGTGAAGTAAGTACTCAATACAGACCTTGGGTAATATCTGTTTTAAGTGATAAAACTAATCCTGCTAATTATCTGTTCCCTCAGTCTGTTACGGTAAGAAATGTGTATGTAAATATGCATAAAGAAAAAATTGGTAATGCTGGTAAGCTTATTGGTGTCATGGATGCTGATGTGAAGTTAAGAGACTGGAGTGTAACAGACTGCCAGATTTCAAACTTCGAAAATGGTCAAGTTCTTATTGATAGAAATGATCTTAATGAGCAGACCGGTAACACTTATGCAAGAATAAATCCAATTTTTGTTCCTTATAATTCTGGTGGTGGAAGTAAATTTATTGTTACTGGAAAACTAACAACAGCAGAAGACTGGTCATGTGGTGATATAGAAACTGGAGTTTGGATTCCGACTGTAGGTGGTAATGCCACATATTATCAGCAGAAAGGAAATTATGTCAGGAGTGGCAATATCATAACGGCAACATGTCACCTTGGTATAACTTTAATTGGGTCAGGAGATGGTTTCAGAATTGGAGGGTTACCATATGTATCAAGCAATAAAGCTGCATATGTTGGAAGTACAGGCTACTATAATAATTTAACAACAGCAGTTACCGCTTTACTTCCAAGGGTTGATGCAAATAGTAGTTATATAACTCTTACTGGAGCAACTACATTATCAGGTAATATGAATATATATCAAAATGTTTTGGGTAATAATGCAGAAGTGATAATCACTGTCACTTACGAAATAGATTAAATAGTGCCGGGGTATCCCGGCACTAACTTTGTCATTATCACGCTGTTATTTCGGTTTCTTTTTTGTTAATGCTCTTATTTCTCTTGTCAATTAAACGTTTACCTATATTTATCATTGGCTTTTCAATGAGAATATATATTGGATATGATGCAGTTATTGAGATAATAACCAAGGAAAAAAACACAGAAAATCCACCAGTTATGCCAATTTCAGCAAGGTCTGCCTTATAATAGAAGAACAAAGCAAGTATCACGGCGTGAATTAGATATAAAGAATATGATATTTCACCAAGGAAATTAAATATTTTTATTTTGGGTGTTATATTGCAGTATTCATATACTAATGATGATGCAATAAGTATCATCGCCATAGTCCCAAATCCATTCAATCCATGCCCATAAGGTCGCTGGATAATGAATAATATTATGGATATACCACATGAAATCCATAGTATTTGAAGCGAATACTTTGAAAGTATCCTTTTAATACTTTTGCTTTCGTTGATGTTTGTAAATATTTCAGAAAGAAACATCCCAATAACGAATTCATACATCATTGGAGATGTAATAACATTTGTATATCCTAATAACCAGTTATCTGTAAATAACCCTGCACTAACATCACCTGAAAATGATATATTTCCATTTACATAGTATTGTGTAAATGAGACCACCATGATTATAAAAACAGAACAGATAATTGTTCTGTATTTATGCGAAATAGACATTGATACCCCGAAAAAAACATAGAAACCAATTTCATATGTTATCGTCCAGGCCGGGTACAAAAGATTATAGGCAAAGAATGGAGCGCCTTCATTCCAGTTTATATTTAATGGAATGATGGAAATAAGTAAGGTTCTAAAGTTTTCAACTGTAGCATAGGTTAGAAATTGAGTGTTTATTATGTAATACATGCAACAGCATGTGATTAGTAATGGGTATATTCTAAATATTCTTCTAATTGAGAATGAGAAAGTATCATTAACTTCCTTCTTTCTTGTTGAGTATACGATGATAAATCCACTTAATATGAAGAATATATCAACTCCAGACAGCCCATTCCCAAATAATAGGTCACCCAAATCTTTCTGAGAGTAGTGCTCATTTAGCAAGAATCTGAAGTGGAATAAAACAACAAGTAATGATGCTATTCCTCTAATATATTGTAATGATAATATCATATGATTTGCTTGGATATAATTTGTTAGCAAATATTATGTTGAACTATTTAAATCATTAAACAGAAACAACGCCACGTTATATTAGAATGCAATATGGCATACTTTCGCTAAAAATACAAAGAGATAGAAGAAACAAAACACTTGAGAGGTAAAAATAATCAAAAATTACAAGTGCGTTATAATTTCATGGAAGTAATTCAAATAATTGATAGACAAAACCTATTATTTTGGCGATAATGTAGACATGGATAAGCAAAAGATACCAATGCAGAACATTAGCATGTGACTTTGTATTCTGAATTGATGATACGCAAAATAAAACTTTTGCTAATTCTCAATATCTTATTCACAAAATTGTGCATATCTCTTAGGTTGGATATGAGGATTACAGCACACTTTCATCAAGCCAGTCCGCCCACCACTGCATCATCTCCCTGCGCTTATCGAGATACTGAGCATGGTTGTAAATTCAACTAACCCAGTGAGTTGACAAAAAATTAGCGCAAGAGGACAAAAAATCACCTTGCGCTAATGCTCTGTTACAGGTCACTAATATCATCTAAGTAGTTGATTCATAGTGACTGCATATGTTGTGTTTTACAGTATTTTGTAGTCTGTTTTTTATGCAAAATCTAATTTAATATATTGATATTTATATCATTTTACGTTTCTCGTTCAGCTTTTTTATACTAATTTGAGCGAAACGGGAAGGTAAAAAGACAAAAAGTTGTTTTTAATACCTTTAAGTGATACCAGATGGCATTGCGCCATCTGGCAGAGTGA